CTATCGCCTCCTCCAGAGGTGTCATATTTTGTAGCTATGTATTGATTGCCTGATACAGTATCAGGACGAACCCAACAAGAAAACGAGCCTTGTGTTGCAGAATCATATAAATCAAAATCGTTTACTACAACATAATCGCCAGTGCCATCTAATGACAAAGTTGATAATGACAAACACTCTACCTTTCCTTGTGTTACTGTAAACGTCCCATCTGTCGTTGTGCTGTTGTCCTGAACATTTACACTATATTGGTCAAACACCCAAGTTGCTCCACTAATAGCTCCATCGTAATCAGAACCGCTGTTATCATAATCTGTTGCAGTTGTTCCAGTTCCTTCGTTAAGTTTCCACCAACCTACTCTATTGTTTAAACCAAAAGTAGCAGAATCACAATTTATCTTAGAACCTAATTGTTGAACCTCTGCTGCCGTAAGAACATCTGTAAACATTTTTACATCTGCAATCTTAGTATTCATATGGTAAACTCCACCGTGTCCTGCTCCTGCATAAAAATCACTTGCTAACGTAAAAGAACTTGAATCTGTTTTAGCTTGTGCTGTAATCTCAACACCATTAACATATAACTTCTGTGCTCCGCTTGTTGCTGTTACACAAACATGATGCCATTTACCTGCAAATGCAGTTGCAGAACCGCTACTTGACCAACCAGCAGAAGCATAACCAAATGACCATCTTGTGTTATTTGTTCCAATGTAAAACCTTTGATTAGTGCCAGTAGCTGAACCAAGAGCCATATAATTCCCAGCAGTTCCATCCCAAGTATCATCTAATTTTGCCCAAAAAGAAACTGAAAAACCAGCTTGTGCATTTACACTATTACCGTAATTTAAATCTACATAATCATTATCACCATCAAAATTTAAAGCAGGGTCAAGATTTACATTAACGTTTGATGTTCCAAGATTTCCTTCTATAACCCCGCCCGTGCCTACTAATGTTATTGTTTCAGGCATCTATGACTGACTTACTGTCCCTCCAACGTTTCGTATTCCTGTAAAATTGTTTGTTCCACTTGACAATACAAACTCTCCGCTATTTATGGTTACGTTACCCCAATTATTAATTCCTGCATATTGAGTAGAACCATTGTTTATTCGCCCTGTTGTAAGATAAGTATTACCGTGAACTGTCAAAGTATCTGAAGTCGCATTTGGCCTCCACGTATGGTCTGCTGCTAAAGTAACATCTAAATTATTTAATATTGTTAAATTACCAAATGTAACAAATTCATTGTCTGCTTTATTTACTGTAAGATTGTATAAATTACCTGTGCCTGCCATTTGTAATCTTTGGTCTGCACCACCATTAAACAAAACAGTTCCACTATTATTTGTAAATGTTCCGCCTGAAACAAGAGAAAGTGAACGGTCTCCTGAACCTGTAGAAGTCATAGAAGTAATAGTAGTAGTTCCGCTTGTTGCTTTGTAAGTTCCTCCACTTGCTATTGTAAGACTTCCAAATGTGTTAGGTCCAGTTTCATCATTATCGCCAAGAACACCTCCGCTTTCTATACTCACGTCTTCAGTTACCACAAGAGTATTTGCTTCAACATTCCTTTTCAATTGTCCTTCAACAATCGTAAGGTCCTTACTAACTGTTAAAGTGTCTGCTGTCTTTGGTGTCCAAGCGACATCGTGTCCTGTTCCTGCCGTTAATGTAAGATTATAGAATTTACTTTCATTAATATGTTTCCCATTTAAATTACTTGCGTGATTAAAATGAACTGTCCCTGCTGTCGGTGCAAAACCTGTGCCATCATCTTCAAGCTGTCTCCATAACCAATTTGCACCCGATGGAGAATTAGCAACATCTTCACCAGTTACAGTTATTGTTCCTGCACTTGTAAGCGTAGCTCCATCTCGAATAGTCATAGTGCCTGTTGATATGGCAGAAGCATTACCCGTAAGCGTTCCAGTTACATCTATATGTTTTGTTACTGTAAGGTTAATGTTACTTCCTGAATTGTAAGTATCTAATTGTCCTGCCGCTATTGTAAGGTTTCCGCTAAGCGTGGTATGGGCCGAACGAAGATTAACTACTGCACTTGCATGATTAATTGTTAGGTTTCTAATTGTTGAACCAGAAGAAGGAACTAAATCAACATTTGTAGCCGCTTCTGTTCTAATATCTAAATCTAAACTTGTTGTGGTATTGTCTGTTATTATACCACCTATATTAACTGCATAACCGTCTGTTGTAGCCCCAGTGCCATCTGCTTCACCAAGAATAAATAGCTTAGCACCTGCATTTGAACCAATTTCTCCATTGGCTAAAACTGTAAGTGAATTACAAGAATCATTACTATCTACATTACAAGCATTTATGCTACCACCAGATGTATCTGGTATAATTACATCATCTCCGTCAGCAGGAACGGAACCTGTGTCCCAATTAGCTGCTGTAGAGTATGCCGTAGAACTAGAGCCGTCCCAAGTAACTACTGCCATTAGGCCACCTCACTTACGAAGACAATTTCAGAGTATATAGGAGAAGCCATTCACTAAATGGTCCCCGAACAATGTACTAATACATTACCTGCTGGTAAAGCATAAGTCCCTGAACCAGCATTCTTCATTCTTATTGTAAGTTTTCTTAACCCTGTTGTAGATATAGACTTCATAGCTGAGCTTGTAGCTGCTACTGATATGTCATCACCTATCTGAACCCAATAACTACTGGTTGGCGTTGCAGCCGTTCCCAAAGCAGCAGGAGCTGTATGTAAGCTCCCCCAAACTTGAGCAGTCATTGCATCACTGTCTGCGTTTCTAAACTGTATTGTAAATCTTTCAAATTCCTCACAAGTAAATGGAGAAATGACTTCCTCGTAAACATCACTTGCAGGTATCGTTACTGCATCATTTTCTATAAGCAGCGTTTTGAACGAATTACTGTGCCTTGTTAGTGTTGCTGTATCTACCATTACTTAGCTTTCCCCTTTGGCTTTTTAAGTCCTTTGCCTTTTTTAGGCTTTGCCTTGGGTTTTGCCTTTACTTCTTTTTCTTTGGTTCCAGAAGTTTTGCTGCGAGTTCTAACCCCTGCGCCGATGCCTTTAGGCCCGACCTCAGGCTGGACTTCAAACGCGGGATTTTTAAGTAACTTTTCAACGAAAGGGGCGAATCTCTTGTGAGTTTCGTCAAATTCGTAGACCATGTTGGGCTTGAACGTATGTACAAGCCCCCCAGCAGTCCTAGCGAAAGTAATCCCAGTCCCTTTGTACCTAATCTTAACCATGATATCATAGCTCCGATTAAGCTGCTGTGGTGTATTCCAGTCCGCGTAGTATTCCTTGTGATTTAAATTTAGTACAGATTATTTCACCAGCAGTCATGAAAGCATAGTTACGTTTCAATGCTTGCACGTTTGCCAAATCTTCTTGTGCCAAGAAAGTGGTTGGTGCTGCAATCTTCATGTACAAGTTTTTCATATCTAACAAGAAAATTGGTCCCATTGCTGTCTTAGTTCCGCCAGATACAGCTTGGTTATCCATTTTGTTAGCTGTTAAATGCTGTGTTGCGTAAATTGGTACGCTGTCATAGTATCCAACTCTTCCATCTAAGTTCATTCCAGGTTGTGACTGAACTCCATTGGTTCCTTTTGGAGCTTGTGACTCCATTGTCATTCTCCATGTTGCGTTAGAAGTTCCTGCGGTGATTAATTGTTTTAATTCAGTTAGCTGTTGATATCCAGTTAGTAAAATCAAGTCACTGTATTCAGCGCCGTTCTCGATTGCACTTTGAATCATTTTATCTAACATTGATAATGTTAAATCTCTACAGGTTTCGTTTGTACTTATTGTACCGTGGTCAACGTATGCGTTTGCCCAGCTATCTTCGTTAGATTCTCCTGCGCCAGTTTGGTCACGGTCAATGTCGTAAATGTCTACATCAGTAACTGCGACTGCACCCAAAGATGCTAAATCGTTGTCTGCTACAATTCTTTGTAGAGACTCAAAGTTAACTGCTGTTTCTGTACTTACAGGTTCGACAAGCATTGCATCAATGTAGTATGCGTGTGCTTCTGCTGCCTGTGTTCTTAAGAAAGCTGCTAGACCTTTTACTCCGTCATCTGCTTCAGCCAATATTGCTGCTTTTGTAGAGACTGTGTAAGGACTTACAATTTCTTTGATGTTTGCACTAACTTGTTTTAAGTCTGGTACATCAGAAGTTCCAAAACTTGCACCTTCTACTTGTCCAATGTTAGAAGCTGATGCTGTTCTTTTGTGCATAACTCTCCAACCTGATTGTGTCCAGCCTTCCTTTCTGAAGAGCTTAAATATGTCGGATTCTGAGTTTAACTGATTGAAAACACTTGCACCATACATTGTGTTAAAGTATGCAGTGTCGTCGGTTTTCAAATCATCTTTTCTGATTCCGTATCTTGCTGAGATATCTAAACCGCCGCGATAGTAAGCATTGACATAGTCTTCAAAACTCATTCCAGCCATTTTAGAAACCTCCTGTTATGTTTTTGTCTGCTTTCATTCTATCTATTTCCTCTAGTGATTTTGATACATTTAAGAAATCAATCTTTTCCACTTCTTCAGCTTTTGGAGCTGGAGCAGGTGTTGCTTTCTTTCCTGTATAAACGTTAATGCCGTGTTTCTTCAAGGTTGCTAAGGATTTTTCTAAGTCATCAATTTTAGTTGATTTCTCTTCTTCATACATTTTTTCTTCTTCCTCTTCTTCTTCCTCTTCTTCGGCTTCTTCTTCTGGTTCTTCTTCCTCTTCTTCCTCGGCCTTTTCTTCGCCCATATCTTCTAAGTAAGCTAAAACCTCTTTAAGTTTAGCAAGTGTGGCTTCCATATCTTTCATAAGTGCCTCTTCCTTGCCAACCTCAACTGGCTCATCTAATCCAGCAGCTAATTCTACGTCCTCTGTTGCGACGATTTCTTCGTCCTCAGACTTGGCGTGATTGCCACCACAAGTGCATTCTGTCATGTATATAGACTGCGAAAAGGGTATATAAGCAACCAATACTTTCCGGAAACTAACTTTTCTTATTCCAAGAAGGTGTTCTTCCCCTTCTTAATCTTTCTTTAGGTTTCCAACCTGCTCGTGACATTGCATTCTGAAATTCCCTGCCTGATTGGTCTCTTACTCTACTTGGACTCATCTTTGGACCACGTCCGGGAAATGAACCGGGGTCTCTCCAAAGCTCTGCACAAAATGCCCTTGGTTTTTTTACATTCTGAAGACCATCATAATTTCTAAGATGTTGTTTTGCATTTGCAACGCAAGCTGCCATAAATCCTCGCATACCTCTTCCTGTTCTTCCTGTCCTTGGTGCCTTGCTTATCGCGATGCCTTTCTTAACAGCACATTTTTTTATTCCTGCTATGTCCCATATATGTTTGTCAATCTTTCCTAATATATCTGTTACACTACTTGTACTCCACATCTTACAAGACCAATATCTTGCCTTATGCTTTGGACCGGGATTGTCACAATTATGTCTTGCTCTAAAGTTTCTGCGTTTGTCAGGGTCATCACGCTTGATGTCCATCTTAGGGTCGCCAAACTTTACTTGAACTGTATTACCCTTTTCGTTCTTTGCATAAACTCCAAATTTCTTTTTTTCACCACTTAATCTAAAAGGCTTGTTTAATTCAACCTTCCTGCCTTGATACTCAGCTTTGTTAATTATTCCAAGAATGTCATCAAGGCTTTCATTCATCTTACTAAATCTTCTAGCCTGTATTGCCCTCTCTTGATTCACTGCGCCTGCACGCGTAGGATGACAGCCTAATAATTTCTTGTCCTTCTTAGCAAATAAACAATATTTCTTTCCCCTACGTTCTATTATCTTCTCTACCATTCCTTCTATCTCATCTAGAGTTACTTGCTTTGTCACCTTTACAGGTTCTTCTGCTTTTGCTGCTGCTACTTGTGTAACAGTAGCTTCTGGGTTAGCTGGCCTGTTGCCAACCCAAGACACGGACCAAAGAGACAACTCGGAGATGTTGTTGTGGCAGACGTCTCCTTCGCAGAC